ATTGTCCTAATATCTGAGAGTATTGTTCACGCTCTCCACGTACTTGCTGAAACTCAGACTCGACTAATTTGCGCTCTTCTGCTAGTTTCTGCGTTTTCCGTGTGTAGTCAGCTTCACGTTGATAACCTCGGATCAGTTCATCCTTGGGGACTTCGATTTCTTTGCCATCAACTTTGACAACAAACTTCTCATCCCTAGGAGCTTCTTCTTCGGACTCTTCGTATTCGCCTTCTACTTCCTCGGAAGATTCCTCTGCTTCATCTTGCGTATCCGCAGATTCCACTTCCTCAGACTCAGATTCAGATTGCTCCTCCTCTGGTTGCGCCTCTGCACCAGTGTCAACGCCCTCTTGAGCGTCTAGCATAGTAGCAAAACTTTGCGCTGCTTGATTAACTGTAATCGAACCGACTGCGTTTGCGTTATCGGACATATTCACCTCTTAGTTTAACAATCATTTGTTAGGCGGTCTTCCACGCCTACGAACAAGGGCAACTTCTGCCATCTTGCCTGTATCCATAACAGAGCGTAACTTTGCTCTCAGAATATCAACTGTTGTCAGAAGCAAGTAAGCTTGCTCTCTAACTGGTCCTTCCATTAGTTTGGAAGAACGAATCTCACGATAACAATCGTCTTCAATTCTCTTGAGCATTTCATTGAGAAGTTCATCCTCAAGTAGAAGTTTTGCTCTGTCTCCTCTTGCGAGGTTAATTTCTAAATCATCCATTTACATCATCGGTTGGGGCTGTTGAGGCACTTGACTCATTGCAGCTTGTTGTCGGATTAATTCTCGGTCTTTATTCATTGCGGCATTTATTTCCGCACTTTGAATTTGTACACCATATTTCAATTCTAGCTCATATCTACGCAAAATACCATCTTGTTCAATACGATCTCTTTCACGATCATCCATTAATATCATTTTTTCACGATCTAATTGCAGTTCTGCGGCTTTCTTTTGAATATCAGCCTGAATAGATTCTGCCTGTACTTGAGCAAGAACCTCCTCTGGAGTTGGCTTTGGAGGAGGTGGCTCTGGCAATTGGAAGTCAACAGGCAACTGATTAAAGTAATTCTGTGAATCCTTAATACCCGCCAACTGAAGCATCTTAGTTAATGTGTTTGTGTACTGTGGCAAAGAAACAATAGGATTATTAACACCAGTTTCTTTAATCAGCATTTCCTGACGCATAGCCACTTGATTCAGAATATTAATTCTATCTTCAATAGTGCCATCGCCAACTCCAACATTAACTATTACATCCATATTGGCATCCCAAGAACGGGGGTCCATTGGCACAAATGTATTACGCAAACGCACCATACGCTCACGATCTTGATTCTCAATGACCAACTTCAGGACACCAGTAAATAACTTGCGTAGACCTGTTTCAGCAAAGATACGAGCAATCATCTCAATGTGCTGATGGGCGGCATTAACAGTTGCAGATACTGCGGCTTTGGTAGTGCTTTGCAGTGCGTCTGCATCTAGCCCTGCTGCGGCCTTAGAAATACCTGTGCGGGTCTGTTTAATGTCATCCAAGTAGTCAAGCATTGGGAATGCGGCTTGACCAACAAATGGAGTTGTAAACGGCTGAACCATACCTGGCGCTCTCATGCGAATAACAGCACCAACTTCTGTATTAAGGACGTCTTCCATGTTGGCTTGTCCTTCTACGATGGCAGTGCGTGGATGGATGGACTGAGCCAAAGAGTCTAGGATGCCACGTTGGACATTAGACTTGATGCGCTGAATATCCATCACCACATCTGCAGGACACATACCAAAAAAGGTATGGGGTTCTGGATCTGGGCAGAAGTCGGCAAACTGTCGGTCATCAACAATCTCATTGCGGATAACTTTGTTGCCTGCACCTACTGTGCAGATCCTACGCATTTCAGCAATGCCATCGCCATCAAAGTCTACCTTTAAGTAGCCCTCAATATAAAGAACACTTTTGCTAGATGGATCACCATTGTTTGAAGTGCTGATAACGGCAAAAGGATTACGAGCTTGATACTCTTGATTATCATCAAAGTCATTTCCATTGCCCGCAGATTCAACCATTTCATCATAGTCATAACCCATTGCGACTAGATCAGAAACTGTCTTCATTGTTCTGTGACCAACGAAAGTAGCCTCATCAATAGACTTTGCTCTGCGGTCAATCAGGAACTCTTCAGGCGGTAAAGACTCAATCTTTACTTTGCCAGTTTTAATTCTGCGCTTGATCTCCACATCGTACATCATGGGTGGTGGAGTCATAATGCCTTGAGCAAGATTCTGCTCTGCAAGGCCAGGTATTGGATACTCACGCACTGCGGAGATTTCGATGTCTGGGTCTTGAGTCAAAAACATCATTGTCTGCTCATCAAGCATAGAGAAAGACTCTGCTTTAACTTCAATAGACTCATCCCACCAGTACTTAACAATACCGCATTTGCGAACCAGAGCATCTTTAAATGCCGAGTGCAGAATCTTAAAGCCTGGGTTATCACGCTTGAAAATAAAGTCCACATAGTCTGTAGCTTGTTCAGCATTCTGAACATCTTCAGGACCATTAGGTGCAAACTCAACCACACGCTCTGGGCCAAAGAAAATACGCATCAAGCTAGGCAAAATACCTTGAACAGTATCACGCACATCCATTGATACTACTTGTGAACGGCCTTCTTCTTCGTCACCAAATGGCTGACCATAATAGTATTCAGTTGCCAACGCACGATTGCCACCAATGTCATCATCAATGAAGGAAATAGCGTCAGTAATTTCAGCAGAAATAACGCCTTGCAGTTCCTCTTCAGTCATTACCTCATCGCCTTGCATCTCACCTTGCATGGTTTCAGCCATCAACATTGGGTTTTCGTTGTTCATTTTATTTCCTTATCGTGCGCCAATGTAGGGAAGAAGTCCCTGTGATGCGCCACCATAACCTTGGAGTAGTGATGGAATGCCACCAACATAGTTGTTAGCCATACCACCACCCATACGCATTTGAGGAGCAGACATCATTTGCTCATCTTCTTGGGTTTTTGGATTGAAGGCATACTTGTATGCACCTGCCAACATATCGCCAGAAGTAGCGTTTGGATTTGTCATGGTGTTATAGGCATTCATTGTTGGTGCAATAGCTTGATTGCCAAGCCCACCAATAGTGCTTCCCAAGCTTTCCATACCAGTAGCAGGAGCCATACCACCAGAAGCTACGGCTTCAGACATACCCGCTTCAGCAGCAGGTAAAAAAGATTCCATTAATGCAGCTAAAAAGGCTTCCATTTAATCGTCCTCATCTTCCATATCGTATTCGGTTTTAGCCATCATCAACATATTTTGCTGATTCTTGGACATCTTTTTGGTTATTGGGCCACCAGATAGCCATGCTGAACAAGTACGTGCGCCAGCGCACTTAAAGTCAAACAACTCGCAATAACCAAGATTTGCCGCACCTTGGACATCTTTAGCAAAGCCATCAGTTTCTTCATCAATACCTTTTAAGATGCAGTCTAGCATTTCAGGGGTTTGGATAAAGGCAGCGCAGTTACCGCAACGCATCTCTTGGACTTCATCAATAGATACTGTCCACATATCAGCAAGGTTCTGCCAGTACTCTTCGTTGTCTTCTTCGGGGTTGGCAGGACCATAGTCAACATTCTTGATTGCCCAATTACGGGCTTTCAGGTTGGCCTTAATGTCATAAGTTGCGATAGGGCAGTTCATAGTTACCACTTAACCTTATTTGCCCAGAACGCTGCACTCATCTTGCCTTTGGCAATATTCTGAGCATGACGGGCTTTAAATGCTTCGTTTCTTTTAGATCCATCAGGACTGCCAGAAACACCTTGTTGTCCAAAGCGAATTAACTTCACTTCGTCACCAGACTTAGCCAATACAGCATGGCTTTTCTTTGGGTGGCTAGGAGTTTTCTTTGGCTTGTTGTAACCAGAGAACTCTTCTGAACCACGCTTAATCATTTCTTTTTAGCAGTCTTAGCCGCTTGCTTAAACGCCTTATCAGTAGGCGCACCCTTAGCGCCAGGCTTTCGCATCTTTTCTTTAGAGCCAGCTTTAATACGTTCTTGTTTGGCATTAATGTTGGCATAGAGTCCAGCTTTCATTTCTTGCTCCGATTGGTTGCAGTTCTACCACCACGTTTGGGCATAGAACGGGACTCGCTCATTGCGATAGCGACAGCTTGGTCACGGGATTTAACCTTGTCACCAGAGGAAGACTTGAGCTTGCCTCGCTTGTATTCGCCCATTACCTTGCCAATCTTCTTGGCTGCTTCATCCATTTTCATAGGAATCTCCAATATAGGTTGCGTAATACTACCATACTGTGCTAATAAAAAAAAGAGCTACTTTTTAGGGTAGCTCTAAAATGGCAACGGCAATCAGACCAATCCTCGAATCAACCTTTTTATCGGTTTACCCCAAGAAAGATTAGACCCCCATGAGATGGTGGCGGCATCTGAGGCAAATGTCAAGACAAAAGCGTCAGCCATGTCGGGAGATTTCAGTCCCCTACGTCTAATATCATCTTTGGATTCAATCTTTATCTTGCCATTAGATGTAAAGGTGTACCTTACAGTTGCCAGTTCAGCAATGAAGTCTTCGTTATTTGGTATCTTGCAGTCCCGTTTCTCTAGCCAAGCCTTGGTTTTATGCCAGAGTTCTGCTCTCAGGTTCAGATAAGTGCCACCCATAGCGGGGCTTTCGGACACGTTAATCCCCCGACAAGGCAGTTTGAGTTCTCTGAGTCGGTCAACAACACCTGCTCCTAGGCCGATAGAGTCAACCAGAATCTCTGCGGGTCTGCTCTTATGGTCACAGGCTTCGTATTGGGCGACTACTGCTCCTGTTAACTGCATCAGATCCAAGTTCCTCCACCTCTCAAGAGTGTGTACAACATTAGACTGACGTTTACATAGAACAGAAGAATCGGAGCCAAAACGAGCCACATCGAGTCCCCAAATAATCGGAGCATCTTCATAAGCTCTTGTGTCTCTGTGTTTAGCAGACTCAAGTAATTCCATAGGGATAATCGTGTCATCATCGCTCCTTGGGAATTCACCCAGAACCCTGATCCTGTAAGCATTACTTTCCTCGCCATAGCGGGATTTCATGTCTTCTACATACTCTTTACTGACCCTAGTAGAGTCAATACAGGACACTCTCTTTGTCCACCACTCATCCTTTAGTCGATTGTGCGTATCAAAGAAGAAACCAGAAGACCTGACGGGATTGCCCAACAGGATGGTCAAGGCGTTATGCCCTGACATAGAACCAGCAGCGGCCTCGAATACTGCCTCTGGAACACCAGAAGCCTCATCTGCAACCAACATCACGTTCTCAGAGTGGACACCTTGGAGGGCTTCGGGTTGTTCAGCACGAGAAGTACGGGCAGAGATAAAAGCCTCGGTAGCGGAAGCCTTTAGCTCTATCCTCTCTTGTTTGACATCAAGTAGGTCTTGGATAGGTTTAGGGAGTTCTTTGACCCACCTTTTAAGCTCGGCAAACAAAGCATCATAAAGTTGGGCAGATGTAGGGGCAGTTACCACGACTTTGACGGGATACCTGGTCAACAAGAACCAAAGCATTGCCCAAGAAGCGGTGGTTGACTTTCCGACTCCGTGACCAGAGCGAATACTAATCTTACGCTCACCAGAGGCCACAGCGTTAAGAAAGTCCTTCTGCCAATCATCAGGCTCTACTCCTAAGACCTCTTTAACGAATAGAACAGGGTCATTCCTGTATAGGGTGATGAACTGGATAAACGGATTATGTGCCATTGTTTTCAATCACAACATCAGCCTTACCCATGTGTTTAAGAGCCTGGAGGTGTAGATCACCCAAAGAGATATTGACTTGGGTTTTGGCAGTGTCTCCATAGTTCTCAGGATCAAGCTTAGAGGCCATCCACTTCCTAGTATCAACTTGGAGCCTGGCTTTGTTGACTCCTGAGTTACTTGTCTCATCTGCTTGGTCAGCAATATCAAGAGCCTCTTCTGCCAGTTTCTCAGCCTTTAGCTTACGGGCAGCGAGTACCGCATCTCTACGCTCATCAGTATGGTTGATCCAAAAAGAAAGCATGGGCCTAGAACACTCTATGAACTCTGCCAAGCGTCCTATGGTCATTCCTTGGCTAATGTGAGCAGTAACGAACTCTATCCCCCCAAGCTCTTCTATCTTCTTCTCCAACGCTCTCCTCATAGGAAATCCTGCCATATCTTCTCCTTGATTTAATGGTTACAAATTCTAAACTATAAAAAAAATTTTTGGAGGGTTATATGTGTACGCAAACAACGTAGGGGGGGTCTATACCTTAAATGCTATACCGATATGTGTTTATGTCCCCTGTCACAGCGCCCCCTCCGATTTACTCAAGGGGGGGGTAAACCCTTACTGGTAAACCCTACCCTTACGTAGAAACCCTTAAG